AGCATCTAACGCCTGACAGCGTCATGGCGTAAGGCATTCTAAAAGCGACTTTACCTGTGCCTGTCGTTAATGCCGTACTTTCATCACTTGCAGCACAAACAAGATACTCTGCTTTTGCCTGTGTAATTGTTCCGTAGGTGCTTGCTGCCGTTGATGACGTTAAAAAGCCGCTAGTGATAAACGTCTTTAACGCACTCAAAAGAGCCTTAACATTAGCTCCTGATTGCACTAGCTCAACATATTCAGAGCCACTTAGAGTGCCATTAGCACCCAAGTCGCTAATTTTCTTATCTGCCATGCTGCCATCCCTCTAAGTTGCTATTTAATAAAATACATTCTTAAACAATAGCACCATATCTCGTGCCTGTCGCTATCCATGTGATGTATGAGTTGCCATTCACCGCATAGTCACCAGCATCCCCACCATCACCACCGCCCGTAACGATGGGATTACCAAATGCTTGAGAGCCACCTCCACCATCAGCAAAATCATTTAATAATGGATTTCCACCATCACCTGCTTTAAAAGTTTTTGCCCAAGCATTGCCGCTGTATGGAACATTTATATTGATTCTCTCAGCTCCACCGTTTGTTGTGGAAGCTATCCCTAAAATACCTAACGCAGTTTCTCCCGCATATCCTGAATAAACCCTACCTGGGTAGCCGTCACTGTATGTAAAGTCGTCTTGGCTCGAATCGTCCGTTCTAATTTGCCCTGCTTTACCGCCCAAACCAAAAGGCCAGCCGCCGCCTCCTCCACTGCCTGATTGTGAGTTTATGCCAAAATAATCGCTATGAGCCGCGCCGCTACCTCCACCACCCCCTCCACCGACTGTTATCATTCCGTTATTATCAATAGTTAAGGGGTAATTGACAAAAATAGCATCTCCGCCATTATCGCCATTTGACCCCATTGTCATATTAGGAGGGTAAATGCCCACACCAGCAATGACTGCACCGCCTCGCCCACCATCACCACCACGGCCAGCAACAACCGCCCCCGATTCAATCACCAACTTGACAACAACGCCAGTCGCCCATGTTGACGGATTGGTTAGCGCGTAAAGTGATGTATTTGATGCTGTGACAAGCACCCCTGCCTTGATGGTAACAATAACAACATCACCTGAGCTGGCAGGGCTATACAGCGCATCATGCGCTGCTTTCAAATCTAAATCTAACGTATCGACAGCAATATCAACAATACGATTAGGATTAGCATTACTACTAAACGCAAATTGTCGCGCAGTAAATGCCCATGTTGTGCCGACTAACGCCTCTTTACGCTTAACTATTTGAAGCAACAAGTCTTGATTGTTGCCGTAAAAATCCTGATATTGGCGAGAGTTAATCCGCACGAAATCAGCCAAAGCCAAAGAGCCGTCTTTTGCATCAAGATTAAAATTAGCCTCAATTGGTGCAACTGCATAACGCTCAAGGTACTTTTGAGCCAATTCTGTCGCTGCTGTCGATGCTGTTTCAGTAATCCATCGGCTGAATATTTTCTTAATCCGCACATCACGATTTTTGTTTGTTGATTGGTCTGAAACATTCGCGCCAACGTATAGCAATTTATAATTCGATTCTTCGTTTAGGTTTTTTGTGAAGTCGATTAATCCGTAGTAAACCCAAACTTCATTGACTCGGTCATCGTTCAAATCTTTGAGTTTTAGCGAGTCAGCAAGCAAGTGATAGTCTGCAGTTAAGTCTGTCACTGTCTCGCTCAATGAATTTGGCCTTACAGATTTTAAAATTAACTTTTCTTTTACTTCATCCCAAAATAACAAAATGCCAACCTGCTCACAAAGCTCTGTTAATAGCTTGCTAGCGCCTGTGGGGGCGGTAATCAATGCACTATATAGACGCGTTAAATAAGCAGCTTGCTCTGCGTTCCATGCCGTCATATTGATATAGCCGCTATCAACGCCGCAGTAATTGACCAGAAGATCGTAAACGATGTCTTGCACGGTTTGGCCGACAATATCTTTGCATAATTGGACAGTGTCACCCAGTTTATGCGTGGTTGCTGCTGTGCCTTTTAATCCGCGCACAATCGTTAATACATCGCTCGACCGCGTGAATGAGCATACCTCGCTACCGATACGGATATAACCACTCGCAGGGTAATCTAATGCGCCTACGCCTGTAGGTGTCAATGTTGCCGTTGTTGCACTGTTGGTGATGTCTGCGTTAATTTTGCCGACACTTGGTTTTGGACATACCGAACGGTCATCACCTGCCAATTTTAGAATGTCTTTAGCGGTAATCTTAACGATTCCATTTGCATCGATGCCGTCAAAACCATCTAAAAAATAGGTGCGTTTTTCAAAGTTGCTTATATCGAAACTACCGTCATCTTCTAAATATCCGCTATAAACGCGCATGACTCGCCCGTTGTAATACGGATTGCGAGCCTTAAACTTACCAAAAAACGAGCCTTGGTTAATAGGGATATAGGTACGGCCATCAACGTATGGGTCGATTCTAATATCAGAATGAGGAAAGTCTCTTAACGTGATTTCACACTGAGCCCGAAGCCCTAAACCCTTTCCCGCATCAATAACGGCAGGAGTGATATTAATACCAACTAAACAAGGTATTGCATCAAGTCCTACTGGTACTTTCCCGCCACTTGTTGAACAAAAGCGGTAAGTCTTGACGGTGCTGCTAAAGTTTGGCGTATCTAGGCATGAGATAAAAGTATTAAAGCACTTTGCATCGCCTGTGCCTGTAGCTGTGCATGGTGCTGCACCGAAAGTGTTAGCGCAAAAATCTAAATCTAACTCGACATATGAAAACGGCTGACGGTTTGCTGTCATTTAATCGTACCCTCAAACGTCAAGCCCACGCTGCCATAACTTCTATTTTTAACTTTCCCATTTGTGAATGTTTTTTGAATAGCCAACGAATTATTAGATAGCGGCGTGTTGCCCCATGAAAAAATAAACGGGTACAAAACAGCATGGCGACGAAATGGCAACCAAGTATTTTCAATCCATGAATGGGTTAAATCTTCGAGATTAATAGTCTCTGTTTTCGTGCCGCTACGCTCGATTGATGTGCCGAGATAAATACCGCCAATGCTTTTATTAACAGTCGTGGTTATTTCTTCATTCCACGTTTGCGGCATAAAGCCACCATAAAAACCTCGCTCAAATTCCATTTTTAAGCCAATGGCCATCACGCCAATTTTGACAGCACTGGCACAGGTAAACGTAAGGCGATAATAGCGAAAGTTGGCCGTATCAAGTTTGAAGCAGATATGCGGGTCATCATTAACAACCTGACTCGCCAATGCTGTCGATGTATTTAGTTTATAACTGCCACTGTATACAGGTGGAGTGCCTGCGCTATCACGGGTCAATGTTACTAATGTGGTACTTGTTGCGAATGTCGGGTCACTTGAGCCTTTGATCGTGATTGCAGTACAGTTTTTAGTAAACAATTCATGGGCGCAAATGGCTACATAGTCGATATTAACCGCGCTACCGCAATCAATCTGAGCGTAGTTTGTGCCTGTCGCAAACTGCACATAGTCGAAAGCCTGCCAGTTTTTCAACGAGTTGATATTGAAGCCAGTATCAACACCCGAAGCCGTCAAAGTCGAAGCTGTGGCTGTGAAATAGTTGTTATATCCAATGAATGCGTTATCAAAACTCATCAATTAACCCTCAATACTGCGCCGTCTTTGACTTCTTCATTGAGTCGCTTAATAAGCTCTCGCACCGAGTCTTTCGTGTACATAGTGTTATCACTACCTGAAAGACCGATATTCACGAAACGCTGTTGGAGTGGTGCTTGTTCTTGCGGTGCTGATTGTGCTGTTGGTGCTGATACTCCGCCACCTGAGCCACCACTTGAACCGCTACCACCACCGCCAAAACTAGCCGATTGAATTGCTCGAAGGTTTGCAAGTTGTGATGCTAATGCTGCCGCACCAAATGCTGCACCGACTATGGGCCCACCGATTCCAGCACCAAACTCGTAAGCCTTTAATACAGATGACGGCACAAGCATTGCCGCCTCTGCCAATCTTGCAGCTTTTGTCAATTCAAACATCTTGCGTGAGTGCTGACTCATGCCACCAAAATCCGCCGCAAAGAATGACAGTGCGCCTTGTAGATTGCCTTTTTGAAATGCTTCGGACATCTTCTGCATTTTGTTACCAGTGCCGAGCATTAAATCCAAACGCTTGGCTTGATATTGCGCTTCAGCTTCAAGCTTTATCCCGTTAATAACGTCTTGCAGGTCTTTTTCTGCTGCCGCAATATCCGTTAATTTCTGCATTTTCTGCGCGTGTTGTTCATCCATTAGCTCAAGTTCAGTCATGCCGCCCTGCCTTACGCCATCCATTAAAATACCAAGCTGCTCTAATCGTGCCGCGTGTTGGGCAAATTCTTCTTCGGCATTTTTGGCGTTGATTGCTGTTTCTGCGTCATGTTGGGCAATCATCAATTCAGTGGTTTTTTTATCTGCTTGTTCGTTTAGTGCGATGATTCCAGATAGGTATTGTTCTGTAGTAATAGCTTTGTCTTTGAGGTGCTTATCGAGTGATGCAACGGCTTCGTTATAGCGTTTTTGCTCAAGCTCCTGCTCGCTCATGTTCTTTTCAAGGATGACATTAAGCTCTTTTTGAGCCTGTTCTTTTAATTGCTCGAATTGTTTAGCGGCCTTTTCTTTGGCTTTTTTGTCTTTGTCCGACTCGCCTTCTTTAGTGTCTTTTTTAGTACCTGCAAACCCTGCGAGACGGTCGCCAGTGTTGTATTCTTTGTTCCAATCGCCAAGTAAATTATCTAATGCGCGGTCATTTTGAGCTTTGTCTTTGCGTTCACTGGCTTGTTTTGTGACTTTGTCGCGTTCGGCTAATATCGCCTCAATTGACTCTTGATAAACCTTAACGCTCGCGTCTAAATTTTCTTTTAGATTATACGTTGGTGACATTGGGTTGAGAAAGTTGGCAATCTTGCGGCCATAAATCTCAACATCGACCACCAGTGCGGCAAACTCAACAGAAGCAAGCTGAACAAATGCTTTAATGTTTTGCGGCAACTCTAAAAAAGCATTCTTGAAGAACTCTGTTAGCTCGCTAATTGCGTCTTGATTGTCGCCGCCCCATTGCTCCATGATCTGTGTCATGGCCTCAGTTGCAGACTCGACACTATCAGTCCAACCGCTAAATGAGATACCAATCGCCTCAATGTAACCCTGCATCTCACCGCTAGACAGCATCGAATTGACTTCATTCAACGCATCGCCAACGGCTGTAAACGAGTCTTTTAGAACATCTGTCGCGCCAGCCTGTCCTAAATTATAGAAAACCGCGTCCCATGAGTCGCCAAAGTTAGCAATCGCACCATCAAGCGACTCCATTCGCTTTTTCATCGTGCCATCAAAGTTAACTTCACCTAAGCCGATTAAGTATCCTTCAATAGCCGCTGCGTTATTCTTGACGGTTTCGGTCGTGCCTTTGAACGTAAAAGCGATAGTGTCGCCTTGATTCTTGGACTTAATGCCAAACTCTTTTAAACGCTCAAACTCGCCCGTAGTCGCATCGGCAACAGCCTCAACCATCTGCTTTAGGTCTTTGCCCAATGCCGCGCTTGTGTCTCCATAAGATTCAAGAGCGCGTTCAGACGGGGTTAAACCTAAATTAACTAATTGAGTAAAAGCCGATGTTGCCTGAGCCAAATCGTAAGGCGTGGTTTTAGCAAAATCCTGAAGCGCAAGAAACGCATCATTTGCACCTTGAGTCGAGTCTGTAGCAGTTTCAAGACCTGCTTTTAAGATACCAAACTCGCGATTTACATCAACTAACTTTTTCAGACCTTCAATGGCTGCGCCTAAGCTCAAAAACTGGACGGCCATACCTTTGATAGCATCGCTCGCACCATGCCCTTGCTGTTGCGTGCGTAATAATTGGGCATTAACAGAGTTCAATTGGTTCTGTAGTTGCCCCATATCAGCGCGGATAGCAATGATTAGGTCGTCAGTTGTCGCCATGTAGTTCGTCCAGATAAGCGTCTAGTTCGTTAAATTCGTCCATTGTCATTGGGCGCGTATAAGCCTTTCCTGTGCTTATTTCCATCTTCTCTAAGTGCGTGTCCCACAATGCCCAAAACTCAAACGGCGTGAGATTCCATGCCTCTGATGGCTGAACATTCAAATAAGTGACCGCGCTTGACCACAATTTCATCCAAACGCGGCCTTCGCTTACTTTTTTTCGTCCGACTCACTGCCAACGGTCTTGATGTCCGTTTCACTACCTGCGGTCAACGCTTTAGCTAAAAAGTGAGTGACGCTTGTGGTGACATTGACTAGACCTGCCTGAATAACTGCTTGCCCGATGCCGTCACGATTCCACCACGACGGGAATTTTCGACCATTGGCAGGGACGGCACACACTTGGATGATTGAAACAACATCGCCAGTCTTAAATGCGCCGCTTGACAGGTCTTGACGTAAAAAACCAATCGCGCCCTTATTTAAGACCGTTTCGAGCTTGTCTAAGTTGCTAAATGTCGGGTGAAGCTCGAAAGCCTCACTGTTTAGCATGATGTCAGTAATTCCACGACTCGACATGATTCACCCTTAAGCTGCTGCTGTGTAAGTGATTGCTGCGGCACTATCGAACGTACAAGAGAAGGTTTCTTCTTTGTTGTATTCGCCGCCACGCTCAAGAGAAGTCACCAAAAAGTCGCCGACAAATGTATCGCCCAAACCCGATTCAAGCTTCAAATGCACGAATGTTTTAGCCATTGCCGCGCCCATGAGTGTTGTTTTGAACACTGCTGCATCGCTAACAATACCTGAGCCTTTTAAGCTCATGCTTTGCACGCCTGCGCCTTCAAGTAAGGTTTTCCACAAAGTACCGTCTTTGTCTGTAACGTCGATTGCTTCGCTATTAAGCGTCATCGAGTCGCTGCGAAAACCTGCGATTGCGGTATAAACATCGGGTGATGTCGATACGCGAATTTTGATACGGAAATCTTGACCGCTAAACTTTGCCATTTAAGACACCTCGTTAATTAATAAACTGAATCGCATCACGCCATGCCGCGTGATGCCGTCGCTATCTGTCACTATCTCGCTGCGTAGAAAGCGACATAAAACACTTTGCTCTGTCGTGAGCGTTAAACTTGCATCGTGTAAAAGTGAATGAGCTTTATCCATCCAAGTGCGGATCTCTTTAGTGCCGCGATATTGAGAGCCAATGTGCAGAGTGATGACCGCCTCGATGCCGTCATTGTCTTTGTCAGACCAATCGCTTGTGCCGCCATCTTCAATCCAAATCATCGGGAAGCTAGAAACATCGCTTAATGACTCGCTAACCTTTCCTGTAAACAAAGCGTCGCCATTTAAGGTTGTGTAGACCTTAGCAATGTAATCGTTAAATAAACTCATACTGGGGGAACGCCTTGCATATCGCGTGTGGCTTGTGCGACTGCGTTTTGCACAATGCGTATTGCCTGTTGTTTCTTAGCGTTCAAGCCTTTAAACATGAATGGGCGCGGTGCTAAACGGCTTGATAAGTCGCCATACTCTAATCGCTTGGCATAAGGTGCTATCGAGTGCAAAGAAATAATTCTAACTCTTAGGTTTTGCAAATCAGGCTCTACTTGAATTGAGCGAACCAAAAACCCTAAATCTGTTGCAGGGCTTTCGCCTGGTGCTGACGCTATGTGCGTACGGTTTGGGTGTGTTTTAACGTAAGTACGGCCACCACGCGGCGAGGTTTGAATATTGCGACGTACTTCTGTTGCCACAACCTCACCTGCAATCACTAGGTTTGCTTCAATCCTGCGCTTTAATGCCGCACTAAACTGTGTAAGCAATGACATTATGCCGCCTCTAATAGTCGTCTTGAGCCATCTTCAAGCAATCTATAATCGCCATCTTCAAGCAGTCTAAAATCTGAAATTGTGCGAACTGTTGAGTTGCTAGAATCAAGTGTTAAAGAGAATATTTCCTCTTTGTTGTACTCACCCGATGATT